GGTCATCATCAACAAGTGGCTTGAAGTTAAAACTTGGGTACTTCTTCACGTTAGGGAAGTTCAAGTCAATCAGTGGACGAATAATTTCTTCCTCAATAAGTGCTTTCAGGTCACGCTGAAGAGCTTGCAAACGAATCATGAATACATCAAACTGGTTTGAAGACATAGCATAAGAACCACCCTGACCACGAGAGAGACCCAATAGCATAGGTGGAACCAGTAAGCCCTCCATAATCTTACGGTCATGGTGCTCAATGTAGCCAACAAAGTCAGCGTTGCTTCCTTGAATAGCTTTAATCTCGTCACCACCAGAGACAGCCAACCCAGTTAGTCCATTAATTCTGGAAAGTAGGTTTTTCATTTTACCAACGTCTTTAGCGTCTTGAACCTGACCCACTAAAAGAGGTGTTCCATAACGCTCATAAGCAATGTTAGCAAAACGGTACATTTTCTCCTTAATGAACCAGTGCTTGTAGACTGGTCTCAATACTGAGTTACCATAAGGGTTGCCAAACTTCTTATCATGTGCATACCAAATAATCTTGTTGGCTGGAATTTTAATCTCCTTGGAGCCAATACGCTGTTTAACATACACAATGTCACCAAACTTGTCTGTTTTGACAGCCAGTGAATGTGGGTTAAGGACTTTCATCTTTCTCAGCATAATCTTCCCAGAGTTACGGTCATAGTCGAACACTTTCTCGGTTGCACTGTAACCAAACTCAAGAGCTGTTAGCATTTCCCCAAGAACGTCCTCCATGTTTCCACGAATTAGCTCAAAGTTTTCATTAATGAAGTCAGCGTATTTTTTTGTCTCAGCGTCATCCCCTGTGACAGTGAACCCACGAGCTGTGGTTGAGAGTTTAATAATGTCAAGACCAGCTTTCACTTGTCCGTCCTTGAGCATTTTCTCATAAACTTCAGTGTCAAAGTCAGAAGGGTTGAAGTCTTCAGACTCATAACGGTCATAAGTATCATCTTTATATATTCCAATTTCTTGAGCGAGCTTTAATAGCTCCATCTCTTGTTCTTTTTTCCTGTTTGAATAAGCGTTCCATGGTAATTTATCAAATAATCCCATTTTTGTTCCCTCCTGTTGGCTTCAGGTCTTGTGCTTGACAAGAATCCACCTTATAAGTTATACTTGAGAGTTTCAACTCATTAAATATACCAGCAAAGTGTCTATCACCACTCGTTCTCACTAGGTAAGTCGTCAAAGTCCTCAAATAAATCACCTTCCCAGCTGTCTCTTTCTGAACCAGCCCACTCAAAACGGTTTTCAATCTCATAGAGACCCTCTCGAACGTAGTTCAGGGAGTGGAAAGCGTCATCAGGGGTGCTGTGGTCATACAACTTACGTCCTGTTCCAGTAGTTGACTCACTGAATTTCAGCTCCAGTGCTGTGTAATGGTCAAAGAAATACTCAACCTCTTCAGGTTTCTTGTAAGGAATTACAAGCTCCCCTCGGTGGAACATGTCAACGAGTTTATCCATTGAGTAAGTACGGTCTACTTGAAGTGTGTTGTTGTTTTTTCCTTTATACTCACGCTTACGAGGGTCATTAGCATAAGAGACATAACGAGTAGAGAAAGCGTCTCTTCCATAAATCTCAAATAGCTTCTGGTTTTCAAAGGAACCGTAACCAATATCACCATTAATCTTTTCAACATTGAACTTTTCTTTCAGACCCATAATGTGAGCTATAAGTTCCTCATGGTTGTCAATAGGACAGTTTTCAATGTAGTCAATAACGAGCTTCTTCTTCCCTTTGTGAATCTCACTGTGACCAATAGTAATAATCGTCTTGGACTTACCACCAGAACCATAGTCAATCCCCATAACAGTTGGAGTTGGAGAGTATTTCTTCAATGAAATGGTCTTATCAGTACACTCAAGAACGTCCTCAAAGGAAATGGGTTGCTCATTCCCTGAGAAGAACTCACCAAGTACCTCATTAGCAAACGTCATGGAGTCCATTGTCTGGAAATCTCGCCAAATCTGGTTAGCACTTATCCATGACATATTGAGCTGGTTGAACAGGTAGCCTGAATACATTTTGTTCTGGGGCTTTGTAGGAATCCACTCACCATTCTCTCTCTCAAGCTCCTCTTCACAGCTGAGACAGCCAAAATAGCGTCTTTCCTTCTCTTCTCCCTCGTCCTGAACCATTACATTTTTCATACTCATGAATTGCTTGTGACCACATGACTCACAAGTGACACTCCATTTCTTCTGGTCAGACTGACCCCAGAGAACCCTATCGTAGTAGGAGCCTTTTTGCTTTGGAGTACCAGTGTAGAAACACTTTCCATTCAGCTCAGTCTTGGGGTCTTTAATCTCACTGTGGGAGACAGACTTTTCAATGGACTCAATAGCTGTCTGAGTAATGTCTTGCACCTCATCAAAGAAAACCATGTCTCCTGAGATACCACGAAGAGCGTCACCCTCAGCCCACGCTGAACCAAAGTAGAAAATAGTCTTGTTGACAATACCAATGGCTGTCTTTGCGTCACGCTTCTTGTCAATGTCATGCTCCAGAATACCGCTCACTGAGTCAGCAACAGCTTTCCTGAAACGGTCATTAACAAAACGAGTAACCTGTTCATTACGAGGAGCTGTATAAGTAATAGTTGTATGAGGACGAGTCCAACCATGGAAAATGAGCTTACGGTTGACGGTTTCAGACTTCTCTACTTGTCGTCCAGCCACAATGACTATACGAGGGTGCTCATCTCGGTAAACGTCATACAAGTGACCCCTGTGAGCGAACCTGAAGGGCTTACCCTTAACCGTTCCTGTCTTCTCGGTAAACTTAATAGGGTCTCTCAGGGTGTTCCTTGCGTTATATAAATTTTGAGCTGTGTTATTCATCAGCTTTACCTCCTTTAAAAATAAGTTGTTGACTACTGTGGTATTACTGTGGTAATATCTATTTAAGCAATAAAATAAATCACCTCAAGGAGAGAATGATATGGAAATCAGATATGAAAGATTAGATGACGAACTGTATAAAGTATTTGTTGAAGGGAATGAAGAGAAATTTTGCTTGGTTGCTCTCATAGATAACCCTTACTGGGAAGCATGGAATGAAATGGCTTCTCGTAGTGCAAAAACAAAAGAAGAAGCTGTGAAGCTCCTTGTTGAATTGCTTTATTGAGCTGACTCTTATGAGTTGGCTTTTTTTGTTTGCTCATCAAATTTCCTTATAGAGAAAAATTTTATAAAAAAATATGAGGTGCAACTTACTGATACCCCCCCACCCTGTTTATACTCCAGAGGGTTACTCCAGAGGTAACTCTAGAGGGGAAAATTTCTAATGTATTTTATGGTTTGTAAAAATGTCACTATGAGGGTTTTTGAGACCCCCACCCTCCCAGAATATCTGGAAAGTAAATCTGACCCCTTCCCAACTAGAAAAGAGGTCAAATGAGCTGGAACTTCCCAAGGAATCCTCCTGAGTTCACTCCTCAGTATCTCCTCAGTATTACTCTTGGTCATCATCATCCATGAATAGCATAGCAATACCACCTGAGTTGTTGTCCTTGTGGTCTTTACTAATGTTGAACTTCCTATCAAGACCCAACGCTTGTAGCCATCTCATGAACTTTGTATCATAGTCATTGAATGAGCTGGACTCATCTACTATCTCACCAGCTTCAGCTATCTCTTTACGCTGGTTAAGTATGAAGTTCCTCAGTGCTCTATCAAGGGCTAGTATATTAATAGGGTCAAGGTCTAGCTCCTCAATGTAGTAGTTCATCATACCTTCATAGAAGTCTTGCTCCTCAAGGGTCATAACAAAGCGAGAATACATACCATGAATAAGCCTTGCTCTAGGGTTGAGGTTAGCCATTGCCTTGGCTCTTCCCTCTTCAGTTCTAGCTCCAGTGGCAAGACCTCCATGGCGAGCACACCTACCATTGGTAGACCCCTCAGCTGGCTCATTAGAGCATATCTTACCAGTTGCCTTCTCAATAGCTCCACAAATTAAGTCCACTTTACCCAGCTCCTTTCTGAGCTTCTCAGCTCGTTCCTTCCTACTCTTGGTATACTTCATGTTATTTATTTGTTCTACCTCAACAAGCATTTTCTCAGCTTTCGTTCTGAGTTCCTTTGCTTTCTGTGGGTCAAAGTTAGTCCATGCCATAGTTAAAACCTCCTAATTTTAAATTCTGGTTGCTCAGCTCCAAGGGAAGCTCGTGAGGGTGTCAGGGTAACCTCAAAAGTAAACCTCCAGAGGTAAACCCCCTGAGTAAACCACCTCAGTCAAACCCTTGCTACATCAACAACCAAAGAGTTTCAGCTCCTCAATTTAGCTCCTCAACACTACTCCTCAGTTGAGCTTCTCAGTTAAACAATAAAACACAATTTCTTTTAAAATTTCATGTTCTAAATCAATACAAAATACCTCTTAAACTCCTTTAGATTAAGGGTAATAATTTCACCATAATGGTTGACAATCTCTATTTCATTTTCATTCTTTTTTGTTGCTTCATAAATGCGTCCACTTTCTAATATCCATCTCTTATCAATAGCATAATGTTGTATACACCTTACTTTGAGTTCCATATTAGTAACCTCCTTAAAGTGTCAACTCACGAGTGTTCCTCACGTTGCTTCATTCTCCTTTGCTGTTCCTGTTGAGCTATCTCAATGTACTGCAATAATACCTCAGTCATACCTTTGAGTACAACTAAATCTCGCTCTTCCTTCTCAAATAAGAAGAACCCATATTCAGCTCCATGGTATTTCTGGAATAGCTTCACCCTCTTCAGGCTTCTCTTGTCCATATATCCTTTGACTTCTATCCATACATTGTATTCAGGTAAATAAAAGTCAGGTAGATACGACTCATGTTCAGCCCTGAAATAAAACCTTTCAGGCTCGTACTCAAACTCTATTCCAAGCTCACTCATGAGTTCAGCTAGTTCAATCTCCCAGTTAGAACGGAAAGCCATTTGTAGCTTCTCACTTATAAAGCGTCTTCCATCCTTCTGCTTTGCTTTATTCCTTACCAACTGTTTAGCTCGCTTAATAGCTTCAACTCGTGTATTGAACGCTTCTGAGTGTCCTTTCACATACCATAAGCCATCTCGTTGGACTATTTCAGTCATACTAATCATTTCTATCTCTCCCGCTGTTTTTACAGCTTACTAATGAGTTTCAACTCATCTTATACACTCTCTTTTTCTATCTCATATGTTTTTTAGTTCAACTTATCTTATACAACTTCTTTTTTTATTTTGTTTCTAATTTGGTGAAGTATAAAAGTTAAACTCATTAGATATACCAGCGAAGTGTCTAGTTTTTTCACTTCTGGAGAGCATTTCTGAGACAGCAAAAAAGAGCCAACCCTTGTCAGGTCAGCTCTCGTAGCTTTTAAAAATATTTATTTGTAACTTCCTCAAATGAGAACCAAGCGAACCAGTTCTTCATGTCTCCCTCGTGAACTACCTTCACTCCTGTTGCTTCCTCGTACTCCTCAACCAGCTCCATAATGTCATCATAGTGAGTGTCGAACCATTCATGAGTGTCCTTGTAGTAAATCATTTCACTGACTGCTCCTGAGATACACCCATGAGACAGAACCTCCTGAGCGAACCTTGT